CTCCCTGCGGCGGAGTGATGCCAAGCTGCCGCTCGGTCGATGACACGCCGTTATTCAGAATGTTCAGCACCTTGTCGACGGACGACGTAACGTCGTTCTCCGAAGTCATGATTGACTTCCACGTCGACGGGTCCGGGATCGTGCGGCGGATGATGTCGAGATCGGGACCATTCAGCACGCCCAACTGAAACAAAGCGTCGCCCTTCGCCAGCAAGGCGAAGTTGTTGTACGAGGCGTTTAGCGGCGTGTTGGCGCCCGCCAGAGAGCGAGCGCGCTCCGCTGGAGTCGCCTTCGCCCATTCCGTCTTAAAGTCGTTCGCCGCCGCCGTGATCTTGTCGGCTTCAACGCGAGCCGACCGCAGCTTCGCCATTTCGGTTGCAGACGGTTGGCCGGTCGGCCTAACGCCCGTCAACGGGATAGAACCGGGATTCGCCGGGACAGTAACGGCGGGAGCCGCAGGCGCGGGAACGCCGGCCGGGCCGCCAGCGGGCGCCATCGGAGCGCCGCCTTGCGGGCTGGAAAGAGGCTGCGGCGCCTGTCCAGGGTTTTGCCCGAAAATGCCAGAAGGCGTCATAAAGATGATCTGCCCGGTTGCGGGGTCGGTGACGGTCTTGCCAGCCGCCAGTTCCGCCGCCTGCTGTCGCGTTAGCCTGCCTTCTTCAACAAGAATATTAAGGCCCCGCCCTTGCGTTGAATTCCCAAACGGGCCTGTTTCCGTCTCTTGCGCCTTCGGGACGGGAACCATTCCAATCCAGTTTTTATTACTGTCGTAGACGTTGAAGTTGCCTTCCTGAACGATCAACTTGCCGGTTTTCCTGTCCCTGCCAAGATGCGCGCCGGGCGGGAGATTTGGCGTAAGCAATCGCAAGGTGCTGGGTGTGACCGTGCCACCGTCAGAGGTCGGAATGGGAGTGCCGGACGCATCGGCGGGGGGAGCGGTGTCGCCTTGGGCGATGCCGGGAGGCGCGGCGCCGCCCGTGATCGCCTGCGCGTATCGCTCGGGCGGAAGCACCTTGTTGGCGCCATGCTCGGCACCGTGAACGCCACGCGCGAACTTGGCCGCCGTCATGGGGTCGTTCAGGTCGAGCGGCTGGTTGGGATCAAGGCCGCCGATGCTGGCGACGTTGCGAGCCCACTGCCCCGGATCGTTTGCGCCGTCACCAACGGGAGCCCAACGCGCTCCGATCTGCATCAGCGTCATGGGCTGGCCGTTGTTGAACTTGGCCGGGTACGCCTTGACGTTGTTGACCGCCAAGCGGATGCCGTCGTCTAGCGAGGCGGGCTGCTGAAAGCCGCTGTTGGGGCCACCGCCGACCGGGCGAACGTTGCCGATGTTGTACGGGTTGACGCCACCACCACCACCAGCCGAAGGCGGGGCCGCACCACCACCGCCCGAAGGCACGAGGTCAAAGCCTTCCTGCTTGTCCTTCCAATAGTTCTCAAACGTGCGGGTCTGGTTGAGTATCTGCCTCAGCCGACCGTCTACCGCGCGGTCGTACTGCGGCGGCATGTCAATCTGGTAGCCGAGACGTTGGCCCTCTGCCAACGCAGCCTGATACGCAGCCGGGCGTTCGGCTTCCGGCAGGCTCAGCACGCCCATAGCGGCCTTGGCCGTCCACTCCGACGCTTCCTTGACCTTGGCGCGGCGGCCCGCGTCCATCTTCTCCAGCATCCCGGAAATGCCCATAGCGACGTTCGGGCGCTTTCTGGCGATGTTCTCGATAGCGGCTTGGTCGCCTTTCATCGCAGCCGGAACTAGCTCGTTTACTTCCTTATCTATGCCGCGTTCTTCTTCCTGAACGCGAAGCTGTGAGCCGAGCGCAAACGAGCGGGCGAGGTCCGGGTAAAGGACGCCGCTCACTTAAACCACCCCTTGTATCCGATCACGCCGGCCGCGTTCTCGACGCCCTTGCTGATACCGCTTGCAAGCGCGTTGGCGCCTGCCGAATAAGCGGAGCCGCGCGCCACGCCACCCCGGAAGATGTTGTCCGCCGCGTTGCCGGTCAGGTTCGCCGCCGTGTTGTTACCACTGGACGCCGCTTGCCCGCCAAGTCCGGAAACCGCGAGCAGGTTGTCCATGTAGTTCCCGTATTCCTCGGAGGCGATGCCCTGCCCGAAGGCGGTAATGGCCTTCTGTTGCGCACCCGAGCGGAGAAGGCCACGCGAGGCCGCCGAACGGTCCAGCGCCTTCGAGCCCTCATCCATGCGGAACTGATAGCCGGGCGAAGTCTCGAAGTCGGCCAACGCCTGCTGCTGCGTTTCCTTCGCGCCTGCAGGGTCCAACCCATACGTGTTATAGTTTCCGCCGTTGGTCTTGAGAGTGCCGAGGCCGAGCAAGTTCGTCACCTTGCCGATGGCACCGCCGCCCGCCGCAACCCAGGGAGACAGAGCCGCACGGGCTCGCGTCGCCTCTTCCTGCTGCATCTGTGCGGCACGGTTGGCCGCGCTCGCAGCCATGTTGCCGCCAGCCTGCGCGCCTTGCTGAGCAATAACACCCGATAAAGCGGAGAAAATCGCCATTTATAGCGCCTTGCAGAACGTATGCTCGGCAACCGAATAACCCGCCCGCTTATAGACTTGGGCGAGTGCTTCGTGGCGAAGCCCATGCTCCGCGACCATGCCGAAGAATTGTACGTTGCGCGCCTTGGCGGCGGATTCGAGGTGCCTAAGCAACTCGGCGCCCGCACCTTTGCGGTGCGGTGGCTCACAATACCAGAACAACTCCTGCCCGATAAGTACTTTCTCATTCCAGTACGCGGGAGAGTAAAGCGCCCCGGCCATGCCGACCGGCTTCCCGTCTTTCTCGAAAACCAGCAGGATTCCGGCCTCGGCCAACCGCTCCAAAGTCAGCGCAAAGCTGACAGGGCAGAACTCGGCTTTGTCGGCCCATCCTGCCTCGGCAAAGAAAGCGCGGCCCATCTCGACCAACTCGGGCGCGTCGTCTGGTACGGCGTCGCGGATCATCTAAATCACCTTCCAGTCAGTACCGTTGCCGATGGCCTGCACGATGTTCGCGCCGCCACCCGCCAGCGTGTTGCCTACGGTCGTCACGCTCGAATCAGTGCAAACCACCGTGTCGCCCAGCGTCGGCGTCATGGTGGCGATTACCGCGTAAGTGTAAGTCGTGCGCTTCACCACGCCGGTTCCGATCAACTGCAGATAGGCAATCAGCCATTGGCTAGGCGTGCCATCCTGGTTGACGATGCGGGTTTTGGAATTGAATGGCGCGGTCATCGTGGCAACGGCTTGATCTTGGTCCGCATCCCGTAGAATGCACGCTTGACCGGGTCTGATATGGAAATCTCAACCGTCCGCTGCCGGAAGGCGCCGAGCCGGTCCCACATGGCGCGAATATAGCGGACACCCTGCCGGCCAAGGCTCGCGCGCCGTTCGTGGCTCCAACTGAAGCCGCCGTCGTCGCTGTAGCGCATCATGACCTCGGGGTCGGCCCCCTGCCCAGAGATCGCGCCGACGCCCAGCTCGCACTCAAGCTCGAAGTCCACCATGATTGCCCGCAGCGTCTCGGCATAGAATGGCAGGCCGACAATCACGGACCGGATGGGCTCGCCCAAGTCGGTGTAGGTATCGAGGTCTAGTTCCGCGACCTTGCCAGCCTGCAAGCCTACCAGCGTCTTGCCGAAGGCGCTGAAAATGCACTGCACGTCCCACTTGGCAGGTTCGATAGACGTGCCGCTCTGCCTCTCGTGCCAGATGGGCGCCCCAGCCGCTGCGGAGGCTGCAGGATCGAAAACGAAGGTCCGGTTGAGGCTCGGCAGGGTCAGGACGTAGAAGTGATGTCCAGCCTGGAAATACGTCATCCCGTAGGCGTCCGACACGGTGCCGACGCGAAGCACTTCCTCGATGGCGTGTGTCGAGATACGCGCGGGCTGATAGCCTTCGGCGCGGTACACGATCCGATCATCGCCCAGCCAGAATACGGAGTTGTCCATCTTGGCGGGGCTGCGACGGGCCGCGCATCCACGCTCCAGCAAGGCGCCCGGCACGCGCTCGAAGGGAAAAGGCGACGCGCCGGTATTGGCCCACACCTCGACGGTTTGCGTGCCGAACAGCCACACCTCGCGATGATCGACCAGCACGCGGAGCAGGCCGTCCGGGCTCGACTCGGCACTGGCAAGGTCCAGCGCATCCCACGAGGCGAAGTCCAACAAGCCGGAAATCTGGAACTGCCCGGAGTCGTCGTTGACGGTGCCGACCGCATAGCCGTCGATGTAGGCGATGCTGGACAGGCCCGCGCTGGGATAGCCCGCCGCCGTGACCTTGGTGACGGTCGTTCCCACAATCACGAACAAGTCAGGAACCACCAACAAGCCAATTTGGCCGCCGTTGTTGATTAGCGTCGCCTCGCCCGTGGGCGGGATTAAATCGCCGCTGCAGGCCGTCGTGGTGCCGTCCGATTCCACGCGATAGAGGATCGTGCCGCTGAGAATGTAGGCTATGCTCTGAGCTTCTAGGCCCGCGCGGATCGTGTCGCCGCCGATGGTGCGCCATGCCTTCTGGCCGGGCGTGCCGTACAGCACGACCTTGGTCCGGCTTCCCTCTGCGGTGGACGCCGCGTACAGGTTCACGACGCGCGCCGCGTTGACAGGGCGGGAACGCTGCTGGGCAAAGCCTAGGGCGAGAGGGCCGCGCATCAGCCTTGCGAGAAGTTGAAGCGGCCAAACCGGCGAGGCCGCAGCGCAAGCTCGGGAGCCGACGTGATAGGCACGTAGTAGTAGGCTTGCAGGGCCGTCATGGCGCGTTGGATCGCCAACTGGTCATCCGGGCTCAGGGATACGCCGTAGGTCCCGGCAAGCTCGCGCTGCAGCATCAGGCCGACATTGCGCAACTGCCCGTCCGGCACGTTCACGACGGTATCGAGCGAGGCGAGATCGGTGTGAGCGTAGCGGATGCCCTCGCTCTCAAAGCCCGCCAGAAGGTCGTTCAGTTTCCGCAGGCCGTAATTGCCCTGCGTGTCGGTCATGGCCTCCTGGTCGGCCACGATGCCCAAGTCCTGCATGGCGTAGGTAATCACGTCGCGTGCGGTTCGGCTGCTCATGATCCGCTCCTGATGCCCTGTCGGACGTGAAGGCGGCCCGTCACCACCACGAGGCCGGATGACGTGACCGCCTGGTGCAGGAAGTCGCCCTCTAGCTGGTATGTGTCGTCATAGGTCAGGGCGACCGTGAACGATCCCGCAGCGGCTGAAACTATGGTGGTGGTCTTGGTCAGCGTCGGCGTCTCGCGCGCCGGGTCCCACGGCGGCTGCCCAACGCGCCACTGTACCGTCAAGCCAGACAGGCTCTGTACCGCGTTGTCAGGGTCGCGGGCGTACATGGGGAGCGTGCGCGTCTCGCCCGCCACAATGTCGAAGTTCTGGACGTTAGGCATGCCTTATTGGTCCTCTAGCAGTAACGCCGCGATGTCTTTCACGTCGGCTCTCGCCAGACCGGACAGCTTCGACAGGTGCTTGGCGTGCGCCGGATCGGTCAGCACTTCGTCGCCCAGCATGTAGCGCCCGTCCGTGAGCGCGACCGGCTCGATGGCCGCCGTGGGCGTGGACATGCCGCGCACGGCGTCGGCCTCTGCGGCGGTGAGGATGATCAGGCGGCTCATACCTGCGCCCCTACAGAGGTCGCCCACGCCTGCACTGCGTTATAGCGCGCAAGACGCTGCGCCTGACTGAGCGCGGCACCGCAGGCAGCAAAGCCAGCAGCCGCAGCACGGAAAC